TACCAGTATTTCACGCCCTTCGCTCTTCCGGTGTCCAGCCAATAGGTCCTGTTCGGCTCAAGCTGCTTAACCTGCGCATACGAATAGCCGTCCCGTTTTCTCTCGATACAATGTGCGTCCTCGAGATTGGAGTTGTCTTGGAATGTAAATTCGATTTTCGTATCGCTCAAGGCCAGCGCCGCCGGGTTCGTCGGCTTCGCAATGTCGGCCATCGTCACGACATTGACCTGGTTCGAATAGTCCGAATCGCCGCCGTCCCCGCGCGCCTTGACGAGGAAACTATAGGCCGTGTTTTGCGTCAGGCCCGTGACGTCAACCTGGGTAACGTTAGGTCCGACATATCCCCATTCGGACCACGGCCCCCCGGGCGGATAGATCATGATCCGGAAACTCGTTTCATTATTCGAATTATCCTGATAGCTTAGATGAACCTTATCCGTCGCTGTTGACTGGCCCTGGAGATTCGACGGCGCATTGGGCGGATCGGTAGTAAAGACCTGGATTTCCCAGTCCCATTCGCTTTCTATGCCGCTGTTATAGGCTTTGACGCGGTAGTGGTACCACGTCGCCGGCGTCAGCCCCGAGTCGATGAATTCCGTTTCGTTCTTTCCGACGTCGGCATAATTCGGATCGCCGTTTCTCCAAATCTTGAACCCGTCCTCGTTGACGGAGTTATCCTGATAAATGATCTTGATCGTATTCTTATCAAGGCAGGAGCCGGATGTTAGCGTCGGCGGGGGGAGTCTCGACCAGGTATCGGCCTCATTCGAATAATCCGTGAAGAGGCCGTTCCAATAACCTTGGATTCGATAATAATAATGCGTCCCGTCCTCGACGGTCGCATCCTCAAATGATTCGCTTGGCCATAGATCGATTTTGATTAGATCCCAGGCCCCGCCCGCGGGTTTCCGCTCGATATAGATCATGTTATAGTGGGGATTCGAATAATAAGCGTCGCTTTCAGCCTCGTATGAAGCGGATCCCGTATCATCATGATCGTCGGCAAAGCCGAGGAGATCGCTCATGTCATTGTTTTTATAATATCCCGTGTTCCAGAGGATCGAGAAAATATGAGCACAACTGACCGTCCAGTGAGCGCTTGCACTGTTAAAATTCGCGAAGTATGTCCAACCGGATTCAGAGGCCGCCGTCATCTTCGCCGCGATTTCCACGCCCAGATTTTGAATCATATAATTGTCTCCACTCAAGACGGCAAAAAGCTCATTCACATCTTCTTTGAAGCAAATCCGGTTGTTGGAATTGGCTACGACCGGGACGTAGGCCGCGTTATTACGCCAAGACAAAAGGATAGAATTGTTTTCTTGGGTTGCCGCCTGGAGATTATAGGGCGCCCACTCCATCGTCATCAAAGCACCTCTTTGGCCCTAATTCCCCAATCCCAAATTTCGCCTTCGCCGAATGCCGGCTGGACGAGCTCCGTGTTTTTCATGAAATAAGAATTGCCGTTAGGCGAAGTATAATCGAGGCAGACGATGAAGCCGTTGACGATCCCTGTCCAGATCAGAAAAGAATCTAGTGAAGATTTTTCAGCGTTGATTATCGGGATCGGAAAATCGCAGACCTTATAGATCGGCTTGGGCTGGCCGAATTCATTGAGCGAATCCGAAACATCGATCAAGCTCTGATCATCATATCCATCGCTGTATTTTTGCCGAATGTTTCTCGTCGGCTGCCAGTAGGATCCGAGAATGAGAGTCGCAACGCGGAGATAATTATTCGCGTTGGCGGGATCGCTGATTTCAAGGCGCCAGTAACGTTTGCTGATAGCCGTAGGGAAAAAGAAAAAGATATTGGACAGGTTATAAGGAATGACAACGGATTCCACTCCGCCGGTGAAGTCTGAATTATTTGCCCCCCATAAGGTGATAACGGCATTCGGCCCGAAATTATGATTGAGAATAGCGATGAAATTTATCTGCTGGGTATCAAGAATATCATTGTCCAGACATTCACTCGGGTAGTGAATCCGACGATAATTGCCGGTGTAGGTTAGGTTCCCGGTATTATCCGCGCCATCATCATATCCGCACGTGTCGGAGATATCGGTCGCCTTGTGAGTTCCAGTATTCCAGCGGATAGTGAAATTGGAAGGCGCGGCAATCGTGAATTTAGCCGTCGTTTCGCTGTAGGTCACGACATAGAGTTTAGCGCCGACGGCTCGCATTCTCGTCTGAATCTCAGCGGCCAGAGTCGTGCCGTTATAAATTCCAAGCGTCAGGGTCGCCGTGAGTTCGGCCCCGCCCTCATCGAAGTCGATATATTTATTGCCCGCCGTTATGACGAATGTCCCGTTTCCGCTCCCGGTTCCGTAACGAGAACGCCAGAATTGAACGAGAGTGTCGATCTGGGTATCGGTCGCCGGGAATTGAGGATGCTGGGAGCTGTAGTTATAAATCGTCCCCAACCGCCAATAGTTTTTGTATATCAACCGGACGTCGCTCATCGATAAGCTTTCCTCAGCCGGAGATTGCCCAGGGCATCGGCCTCCATAACGATTTTTGTGATCTGTTCATCCAGCTTGCGGCCGCCGACAAAAATATCGTTATGAAAATGGAAAACTCGCTGATCACCGGAGATTGCTGGAGGCAGGCGGTCCGCCCTAGCGGGCGGGATATAGGTCTCCCCTTTATGCACGACGGCCAATCCTGTTTCTTTCACAAATCCGCCTTCTTTAAGATGAAGCGCACCAAAAAGCGCAGCGACAGTGCCGACTACGCCGGCCGCCAGGATAACATTAAGCGGGAATGGGATAGATGCAAAAACGCTGGCGATCGCACTCGCGGTGGCCTCCAACTCTTTTGCCGCCAATGTTTTAATGACCGTCGCCATAATGATGCTCAACATCTCATTCATCGCAGTTTTAAAGGTCAACGTAAGGCTTTGCCAAACTCCTTTTAGAAAATTAACGGCCGAAACAGTCTTGCTCATTATTGTCTCGAAGGTATCAATCCAACCCGTTGCTATGCTGCTGATAACTCCATCCCAACTAATTTTTATAGCGGGGTCGGGCATAAGATTGACCGCAGGCAGCCGAATTCCGGCAAGGTTTAAAAGCGCTGATTGGATATTTGTTATCCACAGGATAACTTCCCCGGCCGAGAGTCCGAATTTCCCGGCGAAATTGGCGATCGCCGCCTCCATACCTTTAGTGGCTATATCAAAAATTAAACTCATATCGCGCATTCGGTTTGTCGAATAGATGATCGTCTCGCCGATGCGCTCTTTGACCATCGTATCCAGGAGAACGTCCATGTTCCGGGCAAGCGTGAGCGACGTCTCGCCCAGCCTGATATGCATTTTGTTTTCTTTATCCAGGGCCGCAAGAAGAGCATTGATCATCTCGGTCGCTGCGCTATCGGCGTTCGTCGCGGCCTCCGTAACCATCTTTTTTTTCTCTGCAGCATATCGAGCTTCGGTCATGACCCGATTCAATGCTTCGGCGGATATTTTTTCTTCATTCCCCGCCAGAATGGCTTCAGCCATTGCGCCGATATTTCCGTGATATTTTGCGGTTAAATCTTCGAAGGCTTTGCCCTTGATTCCGCATTTAACGGCTGCGTCGGCTAGATATCCAATCAGCACGGATTCTTCTTTAGTGAGTTCAGCCTGCTCTGTAATTACGTTTCGCGTGGCTTCCTGCATTTTCACAAAGGCATAGACAAAGAATCCCACGCCGGCCGTCAGGATCCCGATCGCGCCGGCGGCCAGTGTTGCCGCCGTGCCAAGGGCCGCAAAGGATCTGGCCAGAGTCCCCAACCCTACCACTAGGCCCGCACTAATTGTCAGGACGCCGCCCAGGCCCAAGGCCAAAGTCCCCACCGTGCCCGTTAATCCTTTATTCGCGTTCGCAAAATCCCGGGCGATCGTTACGGAATCCTGCAGGGAAAGTATCATGCCCTTTACTTTCGGCATCATGGCTTCGCCGATTATTTTCCCTGCACCCTCTATGCCGGCCTTCAAATCTTTCAATGAGTCAATAAATACGTCCGCCGCCCTCGATGCTTCCGTTGACCAGACGATTCCGAGCTTCCGGGCGGCTTCGGCGTTTTCCTCCAGTCCCTTCCGGCCAAGATTGAGGAAGGGGATCATCTCCATCGCCGACCGGCCGAAGAGCGCGACGGCTAACTTTATTTTGACGGCGCCGTCTTGCATCATCGCAAATCGATCGGCGACATCGAACAGGACGTCATTCATCGGCCGGAGCGCGCCGGTCGTCATATCTTTGACCGCTATATTCATTGCGCCCAGAATCGTATTGTTTTTAATACTGGATCCCGCCGTCTGAATCATCTGGTCGGAAAGGAATCGCATACCGTTTCCGAGGGCTTCGATAGATGTCCCACTTTTACTTGCGACCAAACTTAAAGAAGAAAGCACTTCGGATGAGACACCCGTTTTTTGGGAAAGCTCATTGAATTCATCGCCCGTGGCGGCGGTCTTGATGACGATCGCGGACAGGGTGGCGGTGACGGCGGCGCCGGCGATCGCCATTTTTTTACCGATGTCCTGCATTTTCGTGCCGGCGTCTTCAAGCGTCGCTTGAGCCTTCTTAAATCCGGCTTCAAACGCCGTCATATCGACGCCGAGCAAAACCGTGAGAGATTTGATCGTCATTCTATTTTCAGTTCCTTCTTAATATCCGTCAGCTCTTTCTCCTTCCGTTTTTTCCCGGCCTTTTTCGTTTTCACTTTAGGAAATGCGTCCGGCAGCAACTCGGACGGCTGGACTGCTCTGCCGACGATGAAACTTCCGATCTGGGCGGCAAGCCAAGCCGTCCGCCGCCATTCCGCTTTATCGCGTTCAAGCGAAGCCTCCAGTCTTTCCCGGAGTTCGACCGGCGTCAGCTCTTCAAATTCTCCGTGGGAGATTCCGATCCCGAGGGCGGCGATCCTTGCTTTTTCGATTTCGTCTCCGGCGTTTTTTTTCCTGTCCCGATCTGGTCGCCGATCGCCTCGATCAGAATCCCGACGATGTCCATGACCGTATAGTCTTTTCCGATCTTCTCATCCACCAGTGCTTCGACTTTTTCAACCGTCAGGTCCGGGTCCTCATGTATCAAGCCCGCCCAGGCAATGATCGGCATTTCGTCGACCCTCATCTTCATCAGGTCGGAAATTTCCCGGTCCCCGAACTTCTCCCGGATGAGCCGGATTGCCCTGAATCCGAATTTGAGGCGTCTCGGCCGGTCAAGCGTTAGGACAAAATCCTTCACGGAAGCCTCAGTACGGCAATGGTCAGGGCCGTCACCCCGCTGTAAGTGAGAAGCACTTTGTCGTTCGCGTTATTGAAACGGTCTTTCGGAAAAGGCCCGATCATCCTATCCTCGCCGTTCGTCACCTCGACCGCGATATCGTGGTCGAATCCCTGATTGCAGGCGGCCTGGGAATTGATGGTCACAGTCTGGGGGCTCGTGTGGCCGTTCTTGATGTGGATGAAATCCTTTCCGCTGTTGACAAAGTCGTCTCCCCCGGCCGCACAGGCGGCGTAGGTCGGCTCAAGTCCGGTCGCGACGATGCTCTGGTTTGTTAAGGTCGACATAATAACCCCCTATCAGGTGATCGTGACGGCGGCAGTGGATTTGAGCGAGAATGAAAAGGCGGCCGCGTCTTTTTCCGAGGCCTTGATCCCGGCCTTCGTGAAGACGAATGCACCCTGGTACGTCTTGGCCTTGGTAATGACCTGGGCCTCGAGCATCACGCTGTCGGGAGCTGCCGTCCAGGACTCGACGATTTCCAGGATTCCGGCATCGTCCTCGATGAAAAAACAATCGCAATCGACCTCGAGGCGCCGGTTCCCGGGGATCGATTCCTCCCAGCCGGCCGAATCCTTGTCCGTGACGTCGATGTCGGCCCGACTGAAGTTGATCGTCGCGTCCTTCTGGCCGCCGATCTTGGTCCAGACGGGCGAGGAGTGCGTGCCGGTGTTGACCTTGAGATAAACATCGATACCTTTTGTTTTGGCCATTTATGACCTCCTATAAGATATCAGGCGCCTTTTTAGCCCTGAATATATATTCAATCTGCACACGGCAGAGTTGTTTTCCGGGGATTCTTTCGATATCCCTGCAGCCGCGGACCGCATGAAGAAAAATGACGACGCCGTCATGCTCAATGCGTTGGTCACCCCCCCGGATCGCCGCATCGATCATGGTCCGGATTTCGGGAAACGGCGCATAAAGTTGAACGGGAAAAGCATAATCCTTTTCGTCGGCGCCGATCTCAAAAGAAATAATCCGGCCGGGACAGATAATCCATGCGGGAAGTGCCTCATCCGGCTTTGCCTGATATCCGTCGAAAGCGGGAAATCCGTGGATTCCCTCCCGGACCGCCTTCCCGATATCGAGGCCGGACGTGAACCGCGGCGCCCACTTCTCTTCCTCTTTTTTCATTTCCTTTTTGAGCAGTTCATCAAACTCATTTTCATCCTCAAGTGCCGTTTCGATTGCATCCTCGAGGATCTTATTGCCCTTTACTTTTTCCTTGATCTCCTCCGGCGTTCCTTCCAGCCTCATGATCTTTTTCTTGACCATGTTTAAAGCTCCTCGATAAGATATCTCATATCCAGGATTCCGTGGCGCGTCGTCCCGTCGATGTCGATGATGATCTGGTTCGTCTCCATGTCCTGGAAGACGACGTTGAAATCCGATCCCAGGGCCGGGTAGGCTGCCGTCAGGATCTTGAGTACGGCGTCCATCATCTCCGCAACTTCTTTCTTACCCGGATACTGAGACCAGAAATGCAGTTTGAACAGGACCTCCTGGCCCGGCCTCGTCTTGTCGGACCAGGGCCGGGCGTCGAATTCGCCGGTCCTGATATAGGGATAAATTGGCTGCTCGGGATCGTCATCATAGACTTTATAGGCCGTCTCTTTCGTGATGCGTTGATAGGCATCTTTCTGCAGCAGCCAGATCGGGGACTTCATCTTAACTTTCCATGATCTTTTTCAAACGGTCAACAAATGCGCATTCATGAGCAAAGAAGGCAGGGCTCAGATAGGGCCGCGCCTTAAGCCCCTTCTCCGCAATCTTCCGGCAGACCGGCCATGCGGAGTCGAAGCCGTGCCTCCGGGCCCAGTCCTCCAACGCCTCCATCGGCGGGAAATGCGGGCGAGTCCCGAATTCCTGATACGCCCCGTACGGCGCCGTCGGGCCGATCTCCGTCTGCAGGCCGTCTGCTTTCGTCTCGACGATAATCGATCCCGGTAAGTGCCCCAGATCCCAAACACCCAATGCGCGGCAGTTGTCAATGGCCTGCGTCCGGATATCGTTCGCCGTGGCCAGGATTTCCTTTTTCACCGGTGCTTTTTTCTCCGCTTGACGATCGAGTTCCTTCCGGAGATCCGGCAAGCCTTTCAGTTCGACCTTAATTTTCATTCTCCTTGCTCTCGACACACAGCAGCTCCAGGAACCTCCGGCTGCCGCCCATGTCGATGACCGACGTGATCTCGTAAATCTTCGCGCGATGGGAAATCTTCATCCTCTGATTTATATCCGATCGGTAGCGGACCCTGATCCTATGCGTTGCCTCCGCCTGGTTTGCCTGGGCGAAAAAATACTCGCGGCTCGAGATCGGCTCGACCCGGGCCCAGACGTCGAAGATATTGAGCCAGACGATCCTTTTGCCGCCGCCCTCGTCGTCTACCCTGGCCGGCTTCTGGAACGTCACGCGCTCGACCATCTCTCCTATCTCCGGGAATTTCATTCCTACCTCA